AATTGACCACCAATAGTATCTCCATTTTCTCTGTCATGAGGACACATATAATAGAATTTAGGATCAGCCCAAGTTGGTGCGCCACCGACTTCACCGGCTAAAAGCGTTAATGCCCCATTAGGCGCACTAACTGGAATGACAGGCCATATATTAAAGTGAGAATAAAGAACTATTCCAAATGTGGGAGTTGTTGCCATTATGCATCACTCCCCATTGCCGCCTTCATATCTGAAGAAGCAATACTAAATTTCTTCTTTTTCCCACTAGTATCGTCGTCTACGCTACCTAAACTATTTTCATCAGCTTTAGTAGCAATAATGGCCTTACAAAACTCGATAACACTTTCTACAGCAGGTTTAACTTCTTCTACCGTTGCGATTTCTTGAGCAACTAACCGCTTTTTACACAGCTCTTGTAGAGATTTGCTAGTAATCTTACTGATCTCATCATTAATAGCCATTTCTACCGCTGTCTTACGCAATGTAAGAAGTTTTCTAATCTCCTCTAAAAGTCCTGTAACTTCACACCCCATTAATTTAGCGGCTTCAGATGCAGTAGCATCACCAGCCATTAAATTTGCTGAACGAAGTGTTAGCTCTTGAACTCTATCAAGAAGATTATTATCTGCTACAGAAAGTTTATCGGCATTGCCTGATAGTTCCGCTGCTAGTTTTGGATTATACATCTTTAAAGTACTTGCATCCATTCCACCAAGCAGCGCAACAATTTCAGCAGCCAATTCTTTAGGCATATTAGCTCCTTCTGTCGCAACAATTTTAGTTTCTCGCATACCTTCTGTACCCTTACGTACTAGATCAATAGATAAGAAATTAGATTGTTCTACACTAGAACATCTTTGTTTCTCTATTACTTTAGGCTTTACTTCTATCATAGCTACGACAGAACCACTATTGATAACACCAGTACGGATTTCAGGGCGGTTATTATCTACATCATAAACATACCCTCTAAATAATCCCCCCACTTCTCCTGTTTGAATATGAGTTGCTTCCGATGCAGCAACCCAATTAACTGCTACATTAGGTAATGTAGTTAAATCTGTGTGTCCGCGATAACCCGGTAAACCTCCTTCATTTACCTGTGAAATTAATCCTTGTATACTTTCTGGAGGCCAATATCTATGCGGAGTATCCGGGGCATTTCTATTGGCTTCTATACCTAACCTAGAAAATCCAGACTTAATACCTAATGTAATATACATAGGATTCTTATCAAAACTCTCTACACTTTTTGCAAAGGCTTCCGGTATTTTTAAATTCTCTACTGGCCCAGATAACTTAAAATTGCCAATAGTATCTTGCATTGCTGCTTCACCAATAGCAATACTTGTTTCTAATCCTAACTCATACTCTTTAATCATTCTTTCTTCCTTCCTTGCTGACGCTCTTTATCGTCACCATCATCTGAAGTAGATTTATCTTTTCGCCTTCTTTCATCGGCGTTTTTACTTCCTTGAGAATCTGGCGATGCTTCTAATGGGCCAAATTCTTTCATTTCACTCTTTAACACTTCTAATTCTGCTTCTGGATTAGGAACATAACTTGGGAATAACTTTAATAGCCCTAATCTGGAAATAGCTCTTGTATTTGCTAACAACGTACCTGCTTCAATTCTTTCTCTGACTTCTGAGCCTAAAAACTCAGGCCATATCAAATCAATCTTATATTGTTTAGCTTCTTCTAATGTACTCATTAAACCATAAGTTTCTTCTGGTTCACCTGTAATTTCATTTTTAGTTATAGTTGTATACCATACAAAAGCCCACTTTATTAATGTACGATATACCTCTTCCATTTGTACTTGTTTAGCATCTAATCGGGCTTTAATATTAATGTACTGTTCTCTTACTGCTGCTGTTTCTTTTTGTAGCGATGCTCCAAACATAAATTCAGGAATAGCACTACCAATTGAAATCATAGCCCTACAATAACTTAATATTTCTGCTGTTCTTCCTGTAATTTCTTTTGCTTCAATAAATTTACTTGTTACATTACCAGCAAAGAAAAACATCTTATGGCGTTTAAAGAAGTTAAGGACAGTTTTTGCTTGTGAATTTAAATCTGCTGAAGTATCTATTCCAAATGTCTGTTGTAACCACGATTGAACCGGGCCTTCAATTCCTTCAACAACTAAAATAGGTTTACCACTATACTGCTGTGCTTCAAAACCTCTTTTAATTGTTCTATGGAACATTATAAAATAAGGAATACAGTTATAAAAGTCGCTAAGACCAAACTTCTTACCTGCTGTTTTTAAATTAGCAACGTGAAGCATTGGACAAACGCCTATAGGATTAGGCAATGAAATAGATGTGGGTAAGTCCACCCCTTTAGCTTTAGACTGTGTTTCTATTTTATACTCTATAGTTTCAGCATCATAAGTTCTAACTAATGCTGTTTTTATCTTACGTCCTTCAGTTGATCTTAAATACTTATTCTGAATTATCTTTGCATTAATTATCTCATTATTAAAAGGTGAGAAGCCTGGATCGCACATTAATGGGTGTACTGCTTCTAAATTTCTATCCAAGTTAAAAACAATATAAGCGTCACCAAATTTACTCTTTGTTTCAGCAGCTTCAAACAACCGCATATGCTGTTCTAAAAGGAATCTATTAGCAAATGCTGTTTTATCTTCATCTGTTTTACCACTCTTTTGATCTACTACTATAGCAGTAGGTAAGTGCGCTATTTCTAACGCTGCCCATAAACCTGTAATAGCAGGAGCGTAAACTGCTCCATACTGCATACCACTTTCTTCATCACCAAGAAATATCTTTTCTAGTTCTTCATAATCCAGCTTTTCATAATCATATTCAATACCCTGGGCAATATCTTCCCAGCCTTCAACAATATAGCTATCATCCCTAAATTCTGTTACTTTTAACGGCATAGTTTTTATTTAACCTACCTGCGCGGAGAAATACACTAGAAGCTAGAATACGGCAAACCGCGCAGGTAGGGGCATTTTAATACTCCTTGCCACCAATAGTCTACCCTATGCAGCCTGTAAAGTCAAGGTAAAATGGGAAGAAGATTACAGAAGCATTTAAAAAGCTATAAGTGAAATCTATCTAACTTTAAAGCAGTATCAGATAAAGTACTTACTTTAGTACTTTTTACATTTACTAAATAATCACATGTCTGCTGCACGTTAAAAACTACTTTCCATATACCACTAAATTTCGGGTTTATGTTAACAAAACCATCAAAATGATTTCCGCCTTTCATATCAACACCACAAAGCACAATATCTCTGCATCCTGCAAAATAAGCAAATTGCATGGCTGCATTAGCTATAGTAGTATAACCATACAACATTCCTTCTTGAAAGTTAGTTCCCACACCTTCCCTATACTTTTTCTTCGGTATATTATCCTGTGGTTTCTTATGTTGAAACGTATACTTTACATTATACCTTCTAGCTGCTGGCTTATCGTATAACATTCTACCAAAAAGAATATTTGTTTCTTTAGGAACTTCAAAATCTTTCCACCAACCATACCTAACCATTTGTGTATCATGCGCCATCCACCAATTCCAAATACGCGGGTATGTTACTGTTGTGTTTAATGCTATAGTGTCACAATCAAAAGGTATTTTATCATAGTATTCTAATCCATTTGGCCCTGATCCTACAATAAATACACGATCAGTTAACTTAATGTTTTTTATAGCTTCAAATATATCAGAAACCAAAGTAATCATCCCCATCATCTAATGTAGCTATATACGCATCATCCCCTATTCCAGCTAATCCTATAAAGTCAATAGGTAATCCCATCATTTTTACGCCAATAGATTCTAGAATCTCAAACGCTTGCATCATAGCATCTACACGGTCTTTAAATGTACAATCTGGAAAATCTGCTACATCTTCCATTAGTTGATACGTACCACGGCAAAAGTACACCAGCATCATATTAAACCATTTAGCCACATTCACAAATCTCATTTGTTTATCTGTTTGTGTATGCCTAGGAAAAATAGGTAGTATCCCATATATCTTATGGTTTTCTTTTATATGTGTAGCAAGTACTCCTTGAAAAGCATTATCTTCTATAGCTATTCCATGTATAGCCAACCCTTGATTTCTCATGTTCCAATATTCATTAGACATTAATCTACACATTTCATCAGGAGAAGCTAACCTACGAGAAACTTCTCTTAATATATACACTTGTCCTGTTGCTTTATCCACACCAATAACACATAAAGCAAAAAGACTTCCACTACCATCTAATGATCTTGCAGGATCAACACCTATATACCCAACTAATTCGGATAAGTTAGGCATTTCATCGCTAGGAATCATTTGCAACGCACCAGGTTGTAACAACTTAGTACGAAGCAATTTAGTATCATTCATATACTGAAGTGCAAATGAAATAGGATCACGTTCTCTCATCTGCAATAATGAATTAAGAGGAAATCTTGCAGGCCAATAAGAATGTTCTTCTGTTTGAGGATAAACACAAGCATTTCCAGTTGAATGATACTTTATTCTACCGCCCCTACCTATTTCATCAATAATGCCTTTTCTAAAAGCCCACTCATCTATGGAACCTGGTCTAACCTCAAGTGCCGGTACTTTTAAAAATGCATCAGCTGAAAAATCCCCTAGCATTTTATAGTATAAATCTCTAGCGTAATAACGTGTACCACGAATTTTCTGCACACCACCAGGATTTAAAATAGGACATAAAGTAGTATTATACCAATGATATAAGTCAGCACGTAACTGATCTGTTTTAGAGTTTTTAAGAGAAACTAAGTCATCACAATATTGTATTGTTGATCTTGCACCTGTAATACTACCTTTAGCACCAATAACGCTAATTGTAGCATCTTTTTGTCCAATCGCTGTGCCTTGAGCCGATCTTATTTCTGTAGCAGCCCACTTATCTTTAGAAACATGTTCACCATAAAAGAATCTTAACCTTTCATTCCTCTCAAAATGCCCTTTAATACCAAGCAAGAACTTTTTAGCTGTTAACTCTGACTCAGCTACAATTTGTGCAATAACATTTGGATCGTGTACTACCTCATAAATACTATCCCCAATTGTACCTACTTCTGATTTACCACTACCACGTGGAGCTAAAATACCTTCGTATTGCTTTCCTTCATACTGCACACCTTTCCAATTAGTCATCTGCCTATGAAAAGGCAACATCGTATGTTGAGGAAATATAACTTGTTGGATAAAAAGAGTTTTATTCTCTTTCCAACGCTGAACTAAAAGATCAAACTCATCCAGTGTTTCAGATTTTGTAGGCTCTTTAACTGTCGTCATCTGCTGCTTCTAGCATTAGTAATTCAGTGCTTTTTTTAGTTAACTCACGTAAATTAATCCCTGTAGCAGTTTTAGCTGGATCACCTTCCGGTAAACTTTTTTGTAACGGCATACCTACTCTTACCATAAATTCAATACGATCATTCTTTAGGTTTCTAATCTCTTTAACAATATCCATCTGCTCTTTTCTAGGTGCTTTTTGATTAGGCCATTTTATTGCTTCGTCTAACATTTCAAAAAGTGTTTCCTGCATCTTCATATTAGATACTAAGTATGAAGAAATCTCCATTGGTATATCTATTGCATTAGCTGTTTGTACTTCTTCTAAAACTTCATTTAATAATCTGGCTACTGTACGCCTATCAAAAATTTCTATGAAATCTTCTGCGGAGACATACTTATCAAACAGATACTCAAGCTGATAAAAACCACGCTGAACGTCTTGTTTTAGCTGTGCTTTTAAATGCTTCTCTTGTAAAATGATAGAAGCTTCTTTTACAGTTTCTTCTAACTCTACATTACACATACTTTAATTCTCGTATATTTGCTCTTGGAATAGTTACCGCTTGTCTATATTTTCCCCTAACTTTAATTATTGAAATTACTATTAATGGTGGTGTATCTTTTATAAGCCATGCGTATGCTTCATGTTCTCCACGTCTTTTAGAACAACCGGCTGTTGATAACCATCTACAATAAACAACAGGATACACTACACTAACTCCACATTCAACGAAGTTTTACTCAGTGAAACAACACTTACGCCTTTTTGTTTAAGTATATAAATAAGTTGATTAATTCTTGGTACAATCGGCTTCCATTCTCTAGCATAATGATCTCCCTCAGTTCCAATAAAACCATCCCATCTAACACGACCGTACATATCTACGCCACATAAAATAATTTCTTTAGCTCCACCATAGTATGCAAACTGTATGGCACAACCAGCTATTGACATATTTCCTCTGAGCCACCCAAATCGCAAATTGTAGGGTTTTGGATTTCTATGCCAACCGGGTCTGTATTTGAAAGAAAAATCGGGCCATCTTTCTTTTTCTTCGTTTTTAATAATGGTACGAGTAAGCTCCCAGCCAAATAACCTG